TCGTGTTGGACGAACGGGGGGACTTTATTATGTCTACATCATTGAGCCACCAAAGCCACTCAACCCATACGCATAATATCGTCTCCCTCGTTCCCCCCGCCAAAGGACGAAAAGCCTACACCGCCCAGCCGTGAACTTCCGCCTGCTCCCACAGCCGGTGGACCATTTCTTCCATGCTCAGCTCAACCTCCACCGGTTTTCCGCCGATGAACTCGGCGAAGGCTGCCTCATCTCCCATGAAATGATCGCCGTCCAGCCCGCTGCTCTCCATGCCGTACTTTTTCCCATCCAGCACGGTTGTGAACTGGTGCAGCGTGGCGGATGGCCAGCTCCCGGTGTACGGTTTGAATCCGACTGCCGCCTGTTCCGGAGTCTGTCCCTGGTGCACGATCGGCCAGGCTGCCACCCATAGCGGATGGGCCACGATATCGGCCGGGACCGGGTTCAAAACATACCGGATCGTACTGGCATTCGTGTAGAAGATGGTCTTCCTTCCGCTGAAGTTGTCCATCTTGAAAAAGAACATGCGGATGATGTCGATACACGCATCCCGTGACGGCAGCTCCGGCCAGGTGATGGTCGGACGCTCAAAATCCATGGATGGAGCGATCTCGCCCGGATCCGCTTTCAGCAGGGACCAGAAGAACTCGGCCTGGGTGACTGCCGGCGCTTTCCCGTTGCGGTAATCGTAAAAGTGATACGCCCCGCGTGGGATGCCCACCCGCTTGGCCTCTTTCCAGTTGTACTCGAAGTCTTCATCAATGCTCAGGTTTTGGCTGGCACGGATGATGGCGAAGCGCGCACCGGCCGCCTTCGCCTTCTCCCAGTTGATCCGCTCCGCCGTGGCATTGTTGTCCTGATAAAAACTTGCATCAAAACCAAGTATCATTCAACCTCCTCACTCACTCTGCCAGATCATTACCTGGCCTCCACTTCTGAGATCTTCATAGGTCCTACCATTCCCGCCATTCCACAGCCACGTTACTTCATCGGCTGTTAGAACATCGTTGAAATAGAATGACTCATCCGCATACTCATTCATGAATGAGCCTGCCCCTCCGGCTGCATCGGCGCCGATCCCAAACCCATCACTCCGCGATGTGCCATTCCCGGTGTTTGGGTTGTTGTTACCAACCGCTGTACCGTCCAAATATAGGATCTGGGTTGTTCCATCGAAAGTTACGATCGCTTGGTGATAATTCGATGTTCCCAAATTTACATTGTAATAAACCCCATCATCGGCTACCGCATTTCGGCCACGCCCTCCGTAAAGTTTGTTGACATCTGACTCTCGGTAATATCCCAGGTCATAGTTCACACCGTTTGATCCATGCCGGAGCTGCATGATATATCGATATTGGTTCGATCCGCTTAGTTCCGTTCTGACTTTAAACGTACAGCCATAGGATCTGGCCGCATTGACCGAAAAGCCCAATGCAGATGCCTTGCTGAAGTATTTAGTCGTATTTGCCGTTCCTAAATCAGCAGCATTCCCGATCAAACCGGAAGTAAAGCCCGTTGATCCATTGTTTGTCAAGGCATTGGTACCAACCGCATCGGCAGCATTACCGGAGGTTTCGTCGAACTTCCACCAGCTAAGTAGATTGGTAAGCCCTGGATTAACGGCTGTCATGTGATCGTATCCATCGTGTAGAACACTTCGATCTTGAAATCCTTTATCGCCGCATTGGGCGAGGAGTCCAGCTGGAAGTAAACCTCCTTACCGCTTGCGATCGTGGCGTCATCGAAGCCGCTCGTTGCCAGAAAATCACCCGAAGTGGTATCGCACACGTCGATCACGGTTGCATTGGCGAAGGATCCGTCTTTGACATCATCCGCGAACTTCAGGTCTCCCGCTAGTTGCTGCGCCGTCTGGTTCGTTTCGATGTGGATCCTCGTAATGGTCACCGCCCCCTCCGTCCTGAATAGCGGGATCTGCGCCCGTTGCGTATACACCGCCTGGGGATTACTCACCGTCCCCCGGATGCGGTGCGTTATCCCGTCATGCACCGCCTTGGAGGTCAGGTACTTTGCGTCGTCGGATCCCGTCGCCACATCGGATGCGGCCGCCTTCGTCATCGCCGCCTGATAGACCGTATCAAAGTACGTCTTCAGCGTGCTCATGATCAGGCTCCACTTCGTTATCATCCCCTCCACGGGGCTGGCCTCGGAGTTGACACCTGCAAAGTAATCTCCGTTGACCAGCGCCGTGGTTTTTTCCGTCAGCTCAGATAATTTCTTGAATGTCATTTCACCTCCAGGTCAGGATCGTGTCGCCCAGCCCCACCGGGCTGCCGTGCGGCGTGCCGCGTGCTCCCGTGATAGAATCGGTGATCTGGTTCCCCGCTGCCAGCGCCACACCGTCATAATCCTGGAGCCCGCTCGCCCCGATCAGCACCGGATGGAACACCGCCCCATAACTCGCCATCTGCGCCGACCGGCTGTTGTACGCATCCTGCGCATCCGCCACCGAGCGCTGGTAATTCCAGATGATCACATTTTCATACCGGCCTTGGAATGTCATCCAATAACTATGGGTATTTTCGTATAAAGATCCCAAAAGTAACGGGTAACTCGTTCCTGAATTCTGAAAAACTCCTGCAGGCGAGAGGATTGGAGTAACAGTTTGTTCTACCCCATTCACAACAATACGCGGGGCATTGGTCGTTCCATCCCATTGAACTTCCACGTAGTACCAGGTATTCAATGTCGGTATACAATTATCTACCTTCCATAAGCCACGTGTAACAGTAAATCCGGCATTAAATCGGATTCCTTTTGTAGTATAAACATCATCTTCAATCCCTAACCCATAACCATAGTATTCTGATCCAGTTGAACCATAATGATATTGACTGACTATGAATCCGGGATTATTTGTACTCTCCACCGCATCCCATGATGTCGGGTAGATCCACACCCCGATCGACAGCGCCGTCAGGTTCCCGGTATCTGCCAGGTTCCCGAAATCGATATATTGTTCGGTCACGCTCTGTGATACGCTCAAAACTTCCTCCTTTGGCGCCGCCAGGATCCCCAGCACCGCCACACATACCAGGATCAAAACGATTGAGATCACATCTTGTTTTTTCATTTCATCCTCCTTGTCTTGCATTCTTGGTTTACGTTGCACTCGCTCCGAACTGCACGTCCAGAGAGGTCAATATCAGGTCCCCGCTGGCGTTATCGCTCCCGTCAGTCGGTTTCCGGTATAAAACCAAATTTACCCAATCTCCAGCCGCCACGTTGTCCTTGTTCGTCAGCGTGATGCTGCCCTCATCCTGTGTATTGGCCGCGTCCGGTACGCTGATCGTGCTCGTGTTCTCCGTAGCGAACACCTTGGCATTCATGCTGGCATCCCCGTCGCTCACCGCCGCCAGTTGCGCCGCCATCACCACCGCCTTGCTCGTATTGGCGCTCCCCATCCGATAACCCAGCTTCAGCGTCACCGCCCCGCCCCCGTACGTGCGCGGCATGCGGAACGTCCACATCCGCCCCTCGCTCACCGTCCCGTCGAACTTGATCTGCGGAAGCACCGGCTTGTTCGTCCCCGCCCCGCTGCTCTCACCCACCTCAAGCCCCGCCGCCTGCAAGCCCGAAAGCGGCGCCATACTTGCCAGCATATCCAGGCTCACCTCGAGCTGGCTCAGCCAGGCGAAATTATTGATCACCGGCATCCCAAAAAGACTGATACTCAAAGGCTCAGACACATTCGGGGTTGAAATTGTTGTATAGTCCATACCTTCCTCCTAAAAGTCCCAGCCGTACTCGCTGTCCCACGTGCCCAGCGTATCCCACTTCGCAAACTTGAACGTATCGTACTGCGCCGAGCGCATGTGCAGCTTCACATGCACGTTCCCGCCCGGCTCGATCGCCACTTCCTTGCCCTGCACAAAATAATCGTTGGCGATCCCCGTCACCCGCTCCCTGCGTGTAAAGCGCATCCCCGGCTCGAGCCAGAAGAACACCCGCATCAGCGCCGCCGTCTTCGTGCAGCTCAATAGTACATACGGTTCTTCCGTTTTGGGGTTTTTTAATAAATTCAGCCATATCGGTGTAAATGCGGCCGAAATCATCGGGTCGTCCTGGTACTTCATGTCAACCTTCAGGATGAGCAGGTCGTGGTCATCCACCAGGTCATCATCCTGGCTCACATAAGAAACCGGGTCCGGCGTATAAACGCCCCTCCCCACCGCCTTCAGCGTCACATAGCCGTCCACCGCCCCATTATTTTTCACATAATAAACCACGTCCGAAGTCGTAAAGGTCGCCGTCGCCGTCAGGTCGCTCGTGATGTCGCTCCCGCTTCCATCTCTCGCCGTGTTCATGCTGTAGTGCGTCCCCGAGACAAGCGGCGTAACCATATCCGTCCCCGCTACATTCTTGTATACCCCGCTCGGGTCCCGGTACACCCCGCGGATATATGCCGACTCATCCGGCGCCAGCTTCATCCGTGAGCTCAGCGTGAACAGCTCTGTCGTGGCCGCTGCATCGATGATGCGCGGGTAAGCCGTCATCTCAACCCGGTTGTAATAATTCTCCGCGTATTCCCCGGGTGAATCGACCTGGCTGTTATCCAGCGTCACGCTCGTGCTCTCATTGTCCAGCAGGATCGTCCCGTCCTCATCGGTCAGCACATCCCCGTCCTCATCCGTGAGCTGTGAGCTTTCCGCGTACGTCAGCGGAAGTTGTGTCGGTGTAGACTGTTCATCGTTGCGCGTCATCCGACCTTCAATGACCAGACCATCGCTTCGTTCGTAAAAAGACCCTAATTCCGATAAGACCAGCTTTGATAACTCAGTCAGAACGGTCGTATCCCGTCTGACCATATCCCCGAATGTCCGAAATGTTGACTCCCCCTCATAGTATATCACGGAGGCGGGCTGCTTCAAGCTGGTGTCTGCCATGATCAGCGCCGCTGCGTCCGCAAAATCCACATTCTCCGAGAACGCCGGGCTTTGCAGCTTGTGATTCGCAGCGAACTGCATCCAGCTCTTCGCCGTCACCCGCACCAGCTTCGTCCCCAGCTTCCCCGTCTCAACCGATATCCCCTTCTTCGGGATCCAGTACGGACCCGCATAGCGCGTGTCCCCGTCCATCGTCAGCCGCACCCGCAGCGCCAGTCCCACCCCGAATCCGCTCCGGCAGTTGGCATGCCCCGGGCTGTAATAGCCCTCCAGTCCCGCCGAGTTTCTCGTCCCGTTCCGCAGCGTAAAGCGCAGCTCGCCCGGCTCCCCCGCCCGGTCCATAATGCTCGACCCAAAGATCCCGAAGCTGTAGAAGATCGGATCGATCACCGCATCCGTGATCGCCGTCCAGTTCACCCCGTCGAACTGTCCCTCCAGCCCATAGGAGAAGGTCCAGTCGCCCATTATCCCAGTCCCCCCAGCCGCTGAAGTTGGATCGCCGTCTCGTAGCCGATCTCACGCGCCGATGGTCCCCCATAACCAGAGCCGCCCCCGAACAACCCGGCTATGCGTGAGCTCTCATCCGAAGGGATCACTGTCCCGTTCTGCCGCGGCACCACCAGCTCCGGACCCTGCTCACCCACCCAGTAGGGCGTAAAGGCTTCCGTGTCCCCGCCTTCCGCCCTGGCTTCAGTTCCCGCCGAGCCCCAATGGAACACACGCGCCGCTGCTTCCGTGCTGCTCGCCCCGCCGGTGTACGCCCAGTCGTTGCGCGTGACATTCTCGATCACATCCACCGTGATCGTTACGTGCCGGTCCTGCAGGCTCTGGATGGCGATCGCCAGGTCGGTCGCCCTGTCTTCATACTCATCCGCCGAGATCGTCCCATCCTGCAGCTGCTGGTTCAGACTATCCAGGTAAGAATACGCCGCATAACTGGCGTCATTCAACAGCCCCATTTGTCTTGCCAAACCAAGCGCCGCTTCGCTGTCCAGGTTCTGCGCCACCCGGTTATAAAGCTGCGCCGCCGTCAGCTCGTTGAAGCTGTCCGTGATCGTCTCAAGCGTGCCGATGTAATTGCCTTCCTCATCCACCAGCCCTGCCAATGCTTCATCGTGCGCCTCGATCGCATCCCGCATCGCATAATGCGCCTCGAACTGCCGCTGGGACATGATCACGCCCTGCTCCGCTAGTTGGTTGAAGTCGTAGGTCGCCCCGCTCAGCGCCGCCACAGGGTCGTATGCCCATGCCGCCGCCTGGGCATACGCATACCAGTCATCCGTCAGGTTCACAAGCTGCGTGCTCTGGTCGGCAAAATACTGGTTCAGCATGTCCGACACGTTGTAATTCCGCTCGAGCACATCCACTATCGACACCACCACCGGGATCACCACACCTTCGGCGAAGCGCAGCCGCAGCTCTGTCAGCCTGTCATTGACAAAACCAACCGATTCATAATACCGGTCGTAAGCCGCCACACCCTCTTCATCCATCACCAACGCCGTTCTCTGCACCCCGTCGATCACTTCTGCCAGCCGGTCGCGGTCCTCGCTCAAGAAGCGCGCCAGTGATTCCCCGGACCGCCCGAAGGTATCGAACAGCAGTTGCGCCCGCTCGGTCGGGTCCTGGATGGATCTGTACTGGTCGCCAAGCGCCATCATGTTCTCGATCGTCGGGTTGAACCCGTTGCGTGAAGCGTACTGCAGCGCTGTCTCAACCCCGCGTGCATCGATCTGCAAGGCATCGAACACCTGGATCAGCGTACTCGCTTCGGTGGCTTCCATGCCGGTCAGCAGGCTCAGGTCGCGTGTCTGTGTGGCCAGTCCGCTGTAATCTTCCATGCTTGCACGCGCATAATCACCCACCGCACGGATAGCCGCCCCGGCCGTCAGGGTCACGCCCGCCAGGCTCGCCAGGGTGTTGAGCAGGTTGATAGTATTTCCCTTCGCCGCAGCGAATTGGCTGTTCAGTTGCGAGGTATCTACCCCGAACCTTACCAGGATCTGTTCGATTATGGTTTCAGCGCCCATGTTTTTGTATGTGCTCCATATACCGGCTCAGGTTTTCCCATTGGTCCTCCGGCGTCATCGGCTTCACCGGTTCCATCTTCCACAGGCTGAACTCCTTCTCGTCTTTCTTCTCCCGGAAGAACAGGAAGTACAGCAAAGCGCTCAGCTTGCGCATCCAAAGCTCGAATAATACCTTTGGCTTTGGATCGATCTCCCAGAAAGCCACCCACTCGATGAATTCCTCCTGGCTCATCGTGGCTTTCCACTCTGCCACAGACCTGCCACCCAGAGCGGCTGCCAGACTGAACCAGGCTCGCCGCTCCGGGTTTTCGATCAGTTTTTTTTGGCCTCTTCCTTCGCCTGGCTTGGTTTCTTACCCAAGCCGTTCACTGCCTGCGCCGCCTCGAACACCCGCTGGATCACCTGGTCGTCTTTCTCGCCCAGTTTCTTCACATCGTCCTCGCTGAAGATCAGCGTACCGTCGTCGTTGCAGGCTGTCAGCGAGATCAGCAGCTCACGCGCATCTGTGCGTTTCTCCTGGATCACGCGTGTCACGTAGGCTTCGTTCTGTGCAGCCGTCATCGACCGCAGCGTGATCCGTACACCGTCCCACTCCGGTACATCCAGCAAAGTTCTCTTGCGGTCGTCCGCCGCCAGGATAATATCTCTCAGTCCCATGGCTTAGCTCCCGCTTCCCGCCGTCCGGTCAATATAACCGGTTGGCTGTACATCTATGGCCATTCGGAAACCCTGATCCTGCTTCGAGCTTGGGCCAAGCGATTTTACTTGCGCAACGAAAGTCCAGGCTTCGTTGCCATTCGGACTGGAAATTAACATCGCTACATCATCTTGGCTATCGAAAGCTGCGTTCAGAGCCGCATGCGTTGTGGCACTCGGGTCCCACAGCACAATCAATGTGAAAGTGCCAACGGCATATTTCCCGGTTGGTTTCCATTCGGCATAACCATTTAAAGCATCATGGCCGGTCTCTTCACTCAAAATTTTTTCCACTTTCGGCCAATTGGTCTCAGGCAATAGATGTCCGATGGCCGTTAATGTTGAGGTAACCGTGACCTTGATCTCCAAACCCATACCACCTTGTGTTGCCATTATTTCTCTCCTTTCTCGACGTTCTTTGCCTTCTTCTCAACTCCGCCCCCCGCCGCTTCGGCGCCCTCTTGGGAGGGTTTAGGGGGAGGTTGGGAGGGGGTATGTCCCGTCGGTTTTTGAATTGTGGAGGGTCCTTCTTTCACCCCTTCCCCGACAGGGGAAGGGGCAGGGGTTAGGTTCTTGTTCTCAACCAATCCCGTCCCCATCAGTCCCTCCACAGTGGATAATGTCTCATCATTCACGGGCAGCTTCGGCTGCGCTGGCATGACCCCCACCTTGTGGATCACCCTCAGGTGCCGCTCCATCTCCCTCTCCGTCAGCCCGTCATACCGGCACAGCAGGCACCGGTACAGCTTCTTCCCGTTATTATTCCCAATTGCATATTTTTTATCTGGCATGCTTACTTACTCCTCTCTGTACATCACATCCATGAAAAAGTTATTCCAGAATAAGGTCTTCTCAGGATCGCTGTCATGGCTGTCGCCGTACACCCTCACCATGTGGATCTCCACCCCGCTCACGGTCCCGCTGAACCCTTGCAACCCCATCGTCAGGATCTTCGTCTCCGCCGAAGAATCGAACAGCGAACTGTCGTACACCTTCAATAAGAACTTCTTCATCACCAAAAAACTGGCCTGCACGCCGTTATGGTCCAATTGCCGGTACGGCGTGTCCACACACTTGTAAATGAACTGCGGAAGCGACCCGCCGTCCAGCAGGCTCACCGGATGCGCCTGCCCGTTCGGGTTGATCTGCTCTAGCATTGCCACCACCGCACTGTCGATATCGCTCATGCGGACCTCTGGATCTCATCCGTGATCACCGCCCCTGCCGCAGCCACCGCCTCATCCTTCTTCTGCGTCAGCGCCGGGCCTAAATACGGTCGTGCCGGGATCTCCACTGCATTCACGAACACATCCTCCCCATTCCGCCCGATGAAATGCAGCGCCTTGGCGTTCACCGCCTCAACCATCCCCCCCAGCTCCTGGATCCTGCCGTAAACCGCCGATGGGCCGATCCCCGCCACCGCCCTTTTATCCGAGCTGTCCACGATCCTCGTGCTGATGCTCTCCGCCAGGTTTCCGGTTGATTCCTCAGAGAAGGTCTGGTTAACATTCACCTTCGCCTGTCCCTCGATGACCTGGCCGCCCGCCGTGGCCGCCTTTTCAAGCACCACCTGCCGGTTCGTCAGCGCCATCAGCCTCTCTAACAGACCGTCCAATTGGCTTGAATCCACCGTCATGCTCATTCCGTCGCTCATACCTGCGCCCTCTCATACCGCAGCGCCAGGCGGATCCCGCTCGGTCCCCGCTGGATCACCCCTGCGATCAAAAAGTCCAGGTTCGGAGAGATCGTCTCCCCGAACCGCTTCGTCACCGTGATCTTCCCCGTCAGCGTAACGCTCGCATCATGCGGAAGTCTGATGGTCGCATCGTACGTGACCTCTGTCATCTCCCGTCCCCTCCGGAAGGTCCCCGGCCGCATATCCAGCCCGCAGATCGAGCTCGTCCCCGTGGTAAAGTCGTCCACCTTCTCCCCGTTGGTTTTCTCTGTCTGCGTGCGCGTCTTGATCAGGCACGTATCCGGCATATGCGCTTCCTGGCAGCTCCGCATATTCTCGAGGTCCGTCGCACTAAATACCATTCTGGCTCGCTTCCTTCGTTGAACTCTCCACCGGGTACTTCAGCACGTTGACGCTCCGGCACTTCCTCCGTTTGGCATAATAATTCGCCTGTTTCATCGCCATCGCATGCGCCTGGCTTTGGCTGTAGTTCCCGCCGTCTGCCGCAAAATCGATCTTCTCGGTCAGCTTGGCCGCCTTCTCCGCCCAAATATCCGCCGCCGAAGCATTCAGGTCATACGTCGGCATCCAGGTCGTATCCAGCGTAAAACTGGGCGGTGTCGTCCCATGATTCACATACAGCGCATCCACCCCGTTCTGGTCCATCATCATATACTTCTCGATGATCCCCGCCAGCACCGCATCGCTGTAGTTCGTCGTCGTCGGCTCATTCACCATCCGCCTCAGCTCAGCGATCTCATTCGCTAATTGTGTCGTCGTCCGATAACTCATCTACCTAAGCCTCCTCTCCTGCCAAGGAGAGGCCGGATGAGGTCTCTCCGTCTTTGCCTTTTGTAGGGGCGTGGTCTCCACGCCCTGTAATCTCATCCCCCCGTTTACGGGGGGATAACAGGGGGGGATCATGGGGCTCTCCTCCCACTCCACAACCGTCCATCCACCCGCCACTCCTCCCACAACCCGGATGGCTTCACCAGCTCATCCACCACCCGCATCACACCCTTGAACCGCTCCGTATAATCATGGAAAGCGATCCACCCGCCCGGCGTCACGAACTTCGACCACACCTCATAGTCCTCCCGCACAAACGGGTACTTGTGGTTCGCATCGATGAACAACAAATGGATCGGCTTCGCCCGCTTCGCCGCCGCCTCCATCGAACTCATCATCCTCGGGCGGATGAACCCCTTGAGTCCCATCTTCGCCACCTGCTCGTTGAAGATCCGCCACGTCTCCTGGCTCGAATAATGAGCGAACGACCCACCCTTCGTCCACAGATCAACCCCGAACACCCGCGCCGTCGTATT